CCTATCGATGCATCTATTTAAAAAAAAAATTAAATACTAACATAGACCACCCCGTGAGGGGGGGGTAGTTGACTTGTTTACGACTTCTTGTTTACATGGAAAGGGCAAGTGACACGCGAGCAAATACCGACTTGCGTAACCGCGCTAATCAGTCGAACAGCGTGTCAAGGCGTGTTCAAAAGTGAACGGCAAGTTGCTTTTTCGCGGCATTCCATCCAGAAACAAAGTCGCTAAATGCTTGCCTCATTTTATCAATGTCTTTATTATATTTAAACGCTTGGCTATCCATAACAATACAATAATGATTTTTTCTGAGGGGAAAAGTAACTACGGGGTTTAATTAGTTCTGCGCTACATGCTCCATGATATTCTTTCGCTGATAGTACGAAAGGTGGGTATGGATTAGATAAAGTAAAAACCTGTAGAAATTTGCACGCTTTGAGAGCTTGTTTCTTTGATTTAATGTTATGGATAAGTATTTTCATGGTGTTCCCCTATATAACTAGCCAAGCAAATGATCTTGCCTGACTAGCTTGTTTTGTTTCGGCTATGCGAAGTTAAGCTGAACCATAATGGCTTCGACGATTGCCCCATCATTATCAAACTTATCAAGTAAGACTTCGCTGATTTTGGCGACATCCAAACCTGCAACGTCTATCATAAGTTGCATATTGGTTACAGTTTCCTTTAAAACCGCTGTGGCAATGGCTTTATTGTTGCCTCCTTGGTTAGGTCGTTGGATTGCTTTCCATTCCATCTCGTCCACGTTAGCTTGACCGTATCCTTGTGACCAAACATCATCTTTCTTACATCCTTTGAAAGTGGCGCGGGCTTCAATGAGAAACTTCTGGATACCTCGCTGAAGAATGGCGTGAGTCGCTCCGATTTCTTCAGACCATTCGAGAAGTTGCTCGCCTGACTCGAATTGCTCGGATGTTGGGAAAAGTTCCCGTGGCAAGTCATGGGCTACCATGATAGTCTTACCGTTGTCGTCTTTTCCGGCGGCTGGTACGGAAGTTTCTGTGCTGCAAGTGTCGAGTACTGCAAAAATTGATTCGGCCATGATAATCACCTCTTTTAGATATGTTGTGCGAGTTATCTCGCGTCAGGATTGAAAACATTTTCTTTCCTGATATAACAAAGGATACTGGCTGAGCTATCCTTTGTCAAGTTTTATTTTATTGATAACTTAAAGCGATATAATAAAGAACTGGTATTACGGTTACGCTGATAAAGACAAGTAACTCTTCCATGATGAGATTCCTTTTTATTGTTGGTGCGAGTTATCTCGCTTTCCTTCCTGCTATGAGATACTATAGTTACGTTGTTAATGCTTGTCAAGTTTTATTTTGACCTTACTTTTTATGATAAGGTTGTTAGTCAATCAAGACGGTTTTCCTTTCCATGTCTGCTAGGTTACTGAAATAGTTTTAAGATGTCAACATGTTTTTAAAATAAATAATTATTTTGTTGTTTGGTGTGGTGTGCTGCGAGAAAGTTATTTGTTTGTTAATGGTATAGGGCTGGTAGCTTATGGACGGGAACAATCCTAGATGGTTTGTGAATGGGTGGTAAGTGATGCCTCTGTTTTCCATACCAGATTAGTGCTTTCTGCACTGAGTTGTGGAAAAAATCAATTTCAAAGTCTGTAATCGCGAACAACCAGCACAAGCAAATAACTACGTTATTGCAAAACAGTAAGCTTTGTGTTTTAAGCTTTAAAATCATAATCTAAAATCATAATTTAAAAACATAATCTAAAAACATAATCTAAAAACATTTCACTCCAGTAATAATCTAAAAATCTCCCCAAAAAAATCTAACCAATGCCGGCATTTGACAGCAAAATAAATCATTTCACTCCATGAACATTTCCCTTGCACTTTTTCCACAAACAATGTAAGCTACATCATGGTAAAAAGAATCACTAAAAATCGCAAGGACAGTTTCTCCATAAAATGATTAAAGAACTTCGCAATCAACATCGCACAATAATCCAAATGGCCTTCTCTGGTTTCAAGAACTGCGAGATCGCCGAGCGCTTATCAATGGCCGAAAGCACAATCTCTGGCATCCTGCGCTCACCTCTCGGCCAAGCTTACATGGGCGGCCTGCATGACAAGTCAAAAGAAAATACTTTAGATGTGCGAAAGCAGTTAATCAGCATGAACTCGTCAGCCTTAAGTGCCTTCGAGCGTATCCTCAGTCCCTCTGGCAAAGCTCCATATGCAGTGCAATTCAATACCGCAAAAGACATCCTTGATCGAAACGGTTTCAAACCAACAGATAAAATCAACATCGACATGACCTTACAATCGAAGTCAGACGAGGAAATCGATGCCGAAATCAACGCACTAGCAAACTCCATCGCAACTGCGAAAATAGCAGAAGTTGAAGCGGAAGAAGTTGAAGCGGAAGCAATTTCAACTATTGAAACAATCAACGCTACGGAATATAATTCAACTGAACAAGAACCTCTTAATGATATAGAAGAGCCTTCAGAAAATCTCATAAATTCTCCTACCCTAACAAACTTGGGCAATACTTCTAATGAACCTCCTGAAGGCTCTTCTATATTATTAGGTAGTGTATTAGGCAGCGAGCTACCTAGCGAGCTAACTAAAACATCAATAGACATTTTTCCTCCAAAATAGCTCATGCCATTATCGGAAAACTCAGAAAGAGCTGTTGATGTTTCAAACATGTCTCGCGAGCAGAAAGAACAGTATGTTAAGCTGCTGAAAGAACAAAGCATTCGACTGAACCAAAATAAAATAGTTCAGTACTATCCAGAAACAGGAACGCTAAGCAGACATAATTATCCGAAACATATGAAGTTCTTTTCGCTCGGCAGCAAGTTTCCTGAGCGCTGTATGATGGCCGCGAATCGGGTCGGTAAATCCGAGGGCGTCGGCGCATACGAACTAACGCTGCACTTAACAGGCCGGTATCCTGATTGGTGGACGGGCCGCCGATTTGACAGAGCAATAACTGCATGGGCCGCTGGAACAACTAGCACGACAGCTCGAGACATTGTACAGTTCAAGTTAGTCGGCTCACCAGAGGAGCGTGGAACTGGCCTGATACCAGCGAAGTACATTATAAAGACAACGCCTAAAGCTGGTGGCGTACCGAACTCTGTTGATACGATCTTAGTAAAGCATATATCAGGAGGCATTAGCCGCTGCAAGATCAAGTCATATGCAGAAGGGCGTAAGTCATTCGAAGGAACTGAACAAGACTTTATCTGGCTTGACGAAGAATGTCCACTCGATATTTATACTGAGTGCCTGACAAGGACAATGACCACAGATGGTCTGGTAATACTTACCTTCACCCCATTAGCGGGCATTACTGAAACTGTTGAGCAGTTCATGCCAGGCGGAAAGCCAGTCAGCGAGGAAGAAAGCATTGGGCGAGTTTTAGTCCAAGCAACTTGGGACGACGCGCCGCACTTAACCAAGAAACAAAAAGATAAACTGTTTGCTGCCTTACCACCGCATCAGCGAGATGCTCGTTCAAAAGGCATACCACAACTTGGCTCAGGTGCGATATTCCCGATCCAAGAAAGTAACATCGTAGTCAAAGACTTTCCTATTCCTGATCATTGGCTCAAATGCTATGCGCTTGATGTTGGGTGGAAAATGACTGCCTGCTTGTGGGGCGCAACTGATCCAGACAGCAATATTACGTATTTGTTCTCCGAGTATTATCAGGGTCAAAAGGAACCAATCATTCATGCGGCAGGCATTAAGGCTCGTGGAGTTTGGATTCCAGGCGTAATCGACAGCGCTGCTCATGGGCGCTCGCAAGAAGATGGGCGGCAACTGTTTAAGATTTATTCCGATCTTGGCCTTGACATTGAGAATGCAAACAAGTCAGTTGAAGCAGGGCTTTACAAGACTTGGGAAATGCTCTCGACGAACAAGCTGAAAGTATTTGGCTCGCTAGTGAATTGGCTAGCGGAATTCAGGCTGTATCGGCGGGATGAGAAAGGACACATCGTTAAGCAGAAAGATCATCTGATGGACGATACGAGGTACTTAGTTATGAGCGGCCTTGATCGTGCAGTGGCTAAACCATTTTGGGAGCTAGCTGCCTGGGAAGAAAGCGATCACTATAGCGAAGGCGAATCAAGCGATATAACAGGCTATTGACAAGAACATAACTTGGTGTTCAAAAATGAACAGCAAGTTAATAGGAGCGAAACAATTATGAGTAAATGTACTGAGTGCGCTAATTACGGATTAATGAAGATGGTGACATCTGGCCAGCCGTTTCAATACTATGGTGACATACCTTGCCAAAGATGCTCTGAACTTACAAAAGAACATATCGAGTTTACTCCAAAAACAAGTCAAGAAAAAGAAGTGTGTTGGAGTCTTCCTGCTGTTTCGCCAGTAGTCGCGATACAAAAAGCTTTATCGGAACTAGGTTACTAGCCACAGAATATGTGGACCAAGCGTGACAAGTACGAACCGAGGAGCTCTGCTCCTCGCCTGATGCGAGCAATATTTAAACAACTGATTTTATGGTAGGCGGCTTAGCGGCCTTTGCCAAAAATAAATAGGCAACCTTTATGGCACAAAATAATCAAACAGGGCTAGAATTTCCAGTGACAGATATTATTGGAGAAGAAGCTGAAGCAGCCATGCCAACTGATATGTTGCCAGATCAAGAAGTATCGGCGACTGACGATGCTCCGGTATGGTCAGCTGAGCAGCCAGTAAGTGATATTCTTGACGAGCAAGCTCAAGCAGACGCTGATCTGATTCCGCAAATAGAAAAAGAAGTTTTGCGTGCTGAAGCAATCGTACTGTTGACTAACGTAGCGGACAAGCAATCAAAAGAAGTTATTGCTGATCTGACTACGAAAGTGCTCGAAGGTTATAAGACTGACCTAGCTTCACGAAAGGATTGGGAAGCCCTGAATAAGCAGATTATTGATCTTGCGAAGTTGTTAGTTAAGAAGAAAACCTATAACGGGGAAACAGTTGCGAATATAAAGTATCCTCTGATTACTAATGCCTGCATTCAGTTTGCCTCACGAGCGTATCCTGAAATTATTAAAGGCAATAACGTTGTTAAAGGTAAAGTAGTTGGCGCTGATCCAGACGGTAAGAAGTTTGAACAAGCTCAGCGCATTAGCGAGTTCATGTCGTTTCAACTGCTGAACAATATGTCAGATTGGGAAGAGGGCGTTGATCAGATGTTGTTCACGCTGCCAGCGATTGGTTGTGCATTTAAGAAGACTTATTTTGATTCGATTGACCGACGTAATGTATCTGCGTTGGTCTTTGCTGATGATCTAGTAGTCAATTATTTTGCTGAATCGCTTGAGCGCGCACCACGAGCAACACATAAGATTTATCTCTATCATAATGAAATTGTTGAGCGCATAACTGCTGGAGTGTTTATCCAGTTTGATCCGGCTGAGCTAGGGCAGGCAACTTCCGATAAGACTTCTGATGTTGATGATGAGACGCCGCATTTGTTTCTTGAGCAGCATCGCTGGTATGACTTAGATGGTGACGGCTATCAAGAACCCTACATAGTAACTGTTCATGAAGAATCGCAAAAGCTAGTAAGGATTGCGCCAAGATTTGCCTCTGATGGAATTATTCGCGAGCAAGGTGATGATGGACTGGTGAAAGCTGAAGGCAAGATAATCAAAATCATGCCTGAGCAATATTTTACTCGATATATCTTTATGCCTAGTCTTGATGGCGGCTTTTATGGGATGGGCTTTGGCTCATTGCTGATGAGCATTAACTCGGCGATTAATACAGTTGTTAATCAGCTGCTTGATGCTGGTACTGCATCGAATAGGCAAGCAGGATTTTTAGGGCGCGGGTTAAAGTTAGGTCGTGGCAAAAGTATTCATGTTAAGTCTGGTGAGTGGAAGCCTGTTGATGCGACTGGAGATGACTTACGAAAGAACGTATTTCCGATGCCTGTCAGAGAACCTTCAAGCGTACTGTTTCAGTTGCTTGGCCTGATGATTGATAGCGGGAAAGAACTTGCTGGCATGACCGAGATCTTGGCAGGTAACTCGCCAGGTGCGAACGTTCCTGCTGAGTCAGTGCTTGCGTTGATTGAGCAAGGCTTGCAAGTTTATTCTGCGATTCATAAGCGGATTCATCGAGCACAATATAAAGAGTTTACCAAGCTGAGGCGACTGAATGCACTTTATCTTGATCAGATGACTTACAGTGCTGTATTGGACGAGAAAGCTGTAGTGCAAGAAGACTTCTTTAATGAAGACCTTGATGTTGTGCCTGTAAGTGATCCGAACAATACGACGATGATGCAGCGGATGCTCAAGGCGAAGGCCATGCTGGAGCTGCGCGGGCAAGGACTGAATGATCAAGAGATTTTTAAACGCTACTTGAAGGCAATGGATATTGATGATGTTGCTGCGTTGATTCCAGAAGATCAAGGCCAAGATCCTGCAGAAGAGCTAACGCTGCAAAAGGTACAAGCAGAGCTTGGTGAGCTGAATGAAAAGATTGAAAAGCTCAAGTCTGAAACTGCTCTGAACTATGCCAAGGAAGCTAGTGAGTATTATAATCAAGACAAGACTGTTGCAGGTGTTGAGAATGATGATAAGAAGCTGCAGCTGGAAGGCGCGTCAGTAATGAATCAGATACAACTTGGACGTAGCCAGCAATCGATTGGCAAAGCGCCTGAGGGAATAACGAACTATACTGCTAAAAGAGAGTATGGTTTAAAGAGCAATAATCAAGAGGAGCGATAATCATGACGGATGAAGAAATTGAAAAAGAAGTTCAGGCGAAAGGATTGACTTCTCCGCGAGTGAGTCTTGACGAACTGCATGACAAGATTAAAAATATTGAAATAGTAAAGTTTGTTTCTAGTACTGGGCAGGTTTTACGTTGGGCTGTGTTGACGATGGAAAATGGTTTTGCTGTTGTAGGCAAGCACTCTTGTAGCGTATCGAATGAGAATGATGATGCGGCGATTGGCGAGGACATTGCTATTACAAACAGTCAGAACAAGGTTTGGGAACTAGAAGGCTATGCACTGAAGCAAAAGCTTTTTGTAGAAGGTTAAATTTAAACTGGAAAGCGCTTTTGCTTTCTTTGGAGCGAAGATTATGAATACAGCAGAACAGTTTGCTGAATGGAAAGAGCATCCAGTAACTAAAGAGATATTTGGTTTGCTTGAAGAAGCAAAGAAAGACTTACAAGATCGCCTAGCGGGTGGACATACATTAGCCCAGACCGCTGATGAGACGCATGGTATGACGTCTAAGTTAGTTGGACAGATCGAAGGATTGAATCAGCTGCTCAATATTTCGTATGAAGTAGATGAAGTGGCTGATGAAGTGAGTGATGTCACAGGGCACTGAGAAGAGACGCCTAACTTGCGAGCCCCCCCTGATCCCGCTTAGGCCAGGAGCTTGCGACTGGTCTGGGATCACAAAACGTTTGAAAGTGTTTGAAATAGATTTTTAACTGTTATAGCTTAACAATTATTTAAAGGAGTAATATGATGAGCGAATTAATTAACAAGTCTGGCATTGAGCCGACTGGAGGGCACTTGCTAGTGCTGCCGAAGAAAGTCGAAGAGGTTACTTCTGGTGGAATCATTATTCCAGAAGATACTCGAGACAAAGAACAGCAAGCAGCGACTGAAGGTACCTTAGTAGTTGTTGGATCAAGTGCTTGGACTGATCTTGATGATGGCAAGCCCTGGGCGCGTGTAGGAGATAAGATTAGTTATTCTCGTTATGCGGGCGTGACAATGACTGGCGCTGATGGCGAAAGCTATATGTTAATTAATGATGTTGATGTGCTGGCCAGATTAACGAGCTAGCTGACGATTACTCTTTTAAATAGGTATTAAGATGAGCGAAGAATATGTAGAAGAAATTATTGCTGCAAATGAAACTGCAGCTACAAATGAACAAGATGCGGCTGCTGATATAGCAAAAGCCATTGACCAGCCTGCAGCAAAGACTGATCCGGAAGTTGTTGATCCTGCTGCTGCTGCGGTTGAAAAGGACAAGAGTTCCTCCACTCCGGAAGCCGCTATAGTTGAAAAAACAACTGTTGTGCCTTCCGACTCAGATGAAGCTGTTGTCGCTCCAGCGGCTACTCCTGAGGTGGAGGAACTCGCTTCTCAATTAGGCTGGAATAAAGATCATAAGGGTGCTGAAGCTGTTGATGCCGCGACTTATATTCTGCGTTCCAAAGATATTCAGAAGACGATGAAAGGTCATAATAAAGATCTGAAGAATCAGTTGACTGGCCTGAATGGATCTATTGAGGCGTTGCAAGATCATAATACGCGGGTATACAAGGCGGATGTGAAAAAACTTCAGTCTGAATTAACCTCGCTGAAAGCTGAAAAGAAAGCTGCGATTGAGCTTGCTGATGTTGCTAAGGTCGAAATGCTTGACCAGCAGATTGAAGATGTGCAAAAAGATATTAATGCTCCTGTCGCGGATAAGCCTTCAAGTAACCCTGCGTTTGATACTTGGGTTGCAGATAATGACTGGTATCTGACTGACGATACTATGGCCAAGTATGCTGAGACAGTGGCGGAGCAATATGCTGGAGCGCCGCTTGATCGTGTTTATGCGATAGTGCGGCAGAAGGTAGCTGAAGTTTTTCCTGAGAAGTTCGTAACTAAAGCTACGGACACGCCTGCTGTGGTAGTTGATGATGGTAAGGTTGCTGTTAAAGTTGTCGGCCCGAAGAGTCCTGTAGAAGCGGCAAGTCGTGCGATTGAAGCTGGAAGTTTTACCAAGGCTGATTTATCTGCGGAGCAACAAACGATTATGAATCAGTTTGTTAAAGGCGGCATTATGACAGAAGAACAATATATTGCTGATATAGCAAAAATGCAAGGAGCGTAAGAAGATGGCAGATAATAAGATAAGCACAACTGAGAATGGTGCAAAGGCACCTACTGAGAAGAAGCAATCTCGTAAGCGAGTTCCGTTAGGTACGAGAAACATTTTAACTGCACCGAAGAAACCCGGATTCGTGCGCCGATTTGTAAATGACAAAGGGGATCGTATTCAGTCCTTTAAAGACGCTGGCTGGAAGGCTGCAGAAATGGTCGAATCAGTTGGTGACGATAAAGCTGGACGAGCAACATCAATGGGGAGTGGAGCTACTCCTGCGGTTGGTGGTGGTCAGCGTGCAGTATTGATGGAGATTCCTGAAGAGTATTATGATGCTGATCGAAAGGCCAGTCAAGCTGCAATTACCAAGGTTGAGCGAGAGATCGCCAGAAACAAACCTGGACAAGATGGCTTGGATGGACAAGTAAGCATTTCCTAAATTATTAATCTAAATTAAAATGAGGTAAGTTATGTCAAATATTGATACTCCATTCGGGTTTAAGCCAGTCGGGCATTTGTTGGGCGGGCCTTGGAATGGAAAAGTAAATGCGTATTATGTGCCGGTTGGCAATGCTGCGGCGTTGTTTAAAGGTGATGCAGTCAAAAGTGCTGGCTCTGCGGATGCTAGTGGAAAGTATCCTACAGTAGCTCAGGCTGCTGCTGGTGACGTTATTCGTGGAGTTATTATTGGTTTTGGAGATAATCCTTTTACCATGACTCATCCGGAAACGCCGAATCGTGATTATCTTCCGGTATCAACTGCTGGATATGTTTTTGTAGTTGATGATCCTTTTGTCATTTTTGAGATTCAAGAAGACAATGCGGCCAATGATATGACTGCGGATATGGTAGGACTGTCTACTGATATTGCCACAGTTGGTTCTGGTAGTACTGCTACTGGAAAATCTGCAATGGAGCTTGACTCAAGTGATACTGCAACTGCTCTTGGGCAATGTAAGCTTTTACGTGTTTCTAATCGTGAAGATAATGCACTTGGGGCTTATTGCAAATGGGATGTTCTCATTGTTGAGCATGAAATGTTAATTGCTACTGACGTGTAACAAATTTTATTGATGATCGAACTGATTTATCAATAACGGAGGAATATTATGGGTGTTATTACTACTAGCAATTTTGCTAAAGATTTGGTACCAGGTGTGAAAACTTGGTTTGGGCAAAAGTACAAAGAGTATCCGATTGAATACTTGAGTATTTTTGAGAAGGCAAACTCTCAGCGTGCCTTTGAAGAGGAAGCTGGAGTTACTGGCTTTGGTCTTGCTGCGATTAAGACTGAGGGTGCCGGCATTGCTTATGATGAGCAAGAGCAAGGTTTTGTGAGTCGTTATACTCATGTGACTTATGGGCTTGGGTTTATCATTACTCGTGAAATGTACGAGGATGGTATTGCTGTGACTGTTGCGTTACGGAGAGCTAATGCTTTGGCATTCTCTATTCGCCAGACCAAGGAAATTATTGGTGCGAATGTTCTGAATCGTGCGTTTAACTCAAGTTATACGATGGGCGCTTCAAGTGATGGTAAAGAGCTTTGTGCTACTGACCATCCGAATAAGAGCGGAGGGACTTGGCGGAATGAACTGGCTACTGCTGCCGACCTGAGTGAGGCTGCTCTTGAGCAAGCCTGTATTGATATTGCGGCGCTGAAAACTGATCGTGGTTTGACTATTGCGATCCAGCCTCAGCAGTTGATTATTCCTTCCAGTCTTGAGTTCGATGCATTTCGTATCCTTGAGTCTATTGGACAGTCTGGTACTGCGAATAATGATATTAATGCAATTAAGGCCAGTAAGAAGTTTCCTAAAGGAACTGCTGTTAATCATTATCTTACTGACGATGATGCCTGGTTTATTAAGACTAACTGTCCGGATGGTCTGAAGTATATGGAACGTCGTGCTGATGCTTTCGGTACCGAGAATGATTTCGATACTGAGAATGCAAAGTTTAAAGCTACTTTTCGTGGAAGCTTTGGCTGGTCTGATGCTCGAGGTATCTTCGGTTCTCCTGGCGCATCATAATAACTGTGATGCCTTACTAACTGGTCGTTCAATAATGAACAGCCAGTTTATTAACTATTACTGGCGATGAATCTAAAATAGTTTTCATCGTTGCTCTTATAAGGAGTGGTAAAATGGGAAAATATTCGTTTGGTAAAGATGGCCCTACATTTGATGGAACGTCGCTGATGCCTGCTTTTGCAAGTGTTACGACAGCGGCTACACCGGCTTCTGGCTCGTGTGGTGTGCAGTTTGTTTTTAAAGATGCTTCCGGCAATGTGGTTACTGCTCCGGTAAGTGGTCTGATGTATTTGAGTGAAGTTGATACTGGCTTGACTCATAATTTGGCTGACACTACGTTGGCCGTGTTGACGAATGGTGCACTGACTAATGTAGGTGGAGCTGGTCCAAGTCTGTTTACGACTACTGCTGAGGGCTTGCTTGGCATGACTATTACTGCTACTGCTGATGATTATTATGTTGTGTTTGTAAAGCCGGATGGTTCGTTGCTGATCTCTGATGTTTGCACATGTAGTGCATAAGATAATACTATTGATTCTCTCAAGAGCTAGTTGATTAGTTTTTGAGAGAATTTTAGGATGCTTTGTTATGGCTTATTATGTTGGTGACTATAAAGTTATTTGTGATCAGTGCGGCTTTGAACGGCTGGCGTCTGAGTGTAAAATGACTTGGAATAATCTGTTTGTATGTGCGGATACTTGCTGGGAGCCTAAGCATCCTCAGTATACTGATCCAAAGCCGTTAGGCGAGAAACAGAAAGTTCCTGTGCATCGGCCTGAGCCGGAAGAAGTGTTTGTTGATCCAAGTGATCCTATAATTGGAGATGATTTATAATGGCTACTTTTAAAGAACTTACAGACAGAGCGATACTTTTAGTTTCTGATCCGGGTTTAAATGATACTATTCCAGTGTTAATCAATCAAGGTGTGAATGAGATTGCTGGTGGAATGTTATCGAGTTTGGCGAGTATTGTTACTCCTCCGTTGCCTGAGCTGTTTACGATTGGGACTGTAGATACTGATATTGCTACGGCTTTTGTTAATATGCCTGATAATTTTCATAGGACTCTTCAGTTTGCTGTCAAGGCAAATGGCTCTGAGGTTGATATTGCAAATTCGTTTATTGAGTTTACTGAGACGAGTCCAGCATTAGACAAGGCTGGCGCAATTAGTGAAGTGATTGAGCATGGTAAGAAGTTTTATTATTTGAATATTCCAAGTGTTTCTGAAGAAGTGATTGTGCATTATTATCGAGTGCCTGTTGATATGGTTGAGGATGCTGATGTGCCTGATGGGATTCCGTTACATTTACATATGAGCTTGTTGGTGAATTTTGCTTGTTGGAAAGCATATGAGTTTATTGAAGACGGGATTGAGGGAGAGACTCCGAACACAGACAAGTATCGTGAGTTTTTCTTTACTGCGCTGAAGACGCTTGAATTAAGTTTGCCTGATTATGTTCGTGGCTTGGAATTAAGGTAAATAACAAGATTAACAAAAACATCACAAGGATAATGTTATGGCAGAATATATTGCAGCAAATACAGCAGCAGCAACTGGCGATGATTTTATTGTCGATACTTCAGTAGGTGTATCATGCTATGGCATGCTCGGTTCTGAAGTTGTTGGTAAAGTTGAGTTAAAGAATAGTGATGGTACATACAAGACGCTTACTTCGCGGATCAATCCGAATCAAACGCCTGTAGATGTAATACTTTCTGGTAATTATCTTGAGGATTTTGTTATTGTTAAGCCAGGGACATATCGAATTACGAAGCTATTAACTAAAGGCGTTGTAGGTATTGATATAGAGGGCGCTTAAGATGATTAGTATAAATCAACCTCTATATGCTCCTATTGGGCAACCTATCATATTAGGGGACGGGTTTGTGCATGGGATTGGTGGCTCAGGGACACCCACCCTCACCTTTCTCGCAGCCTACTACTCAGGCACCGAGTTCCTACTCCAAGTTGAAGGCACAGGCACACCTACCTCAATCCACACATCTATTTTACTTGCTCCAGATCACGAAGGGGTTTATCATGAATTTGGAGCTAACAAGCATGTAATCTGGGGGGGTAGATTTGTAGATGAAGATACTGTTTATGCTACTGATTCTGGCGGAGATTTACTCGACCCATTGCCTTTGACTGTGAGCCAGCCGGATGGGTTGAATAGCTTCCATCAGTGCAGAGACATGACTGACGCTGCTTGGATAGTATCTAATTGTACCCCTACTTATGATCAAGTGGGGATAGGGGGCAAACCCAATACAGCGTCTAAGCTCACAGATGCTGTTGGTGGTGGTTATGTATTTGATGCTATAACTGTCCCTGCAAACTCAGTTTTAACACTCTGTAGGTGGGTTAAAAAGAAAACCGCTGTAAATCACACAATCAGGATAAGAGACAATATAAACGGCGCAAATAAAAACAGTTATTTTAATCCTGAAACTGGCGTTTTTGTAACTACAGCAGCCAACGCCTCAGAGGTTGTTGATCGAGGAGACTTGTGGCAAGTCTTAACACAATACAACGACACAGGAACAAACACATCTGTGTTATTATATGCTTATGTAACAGGTGGGACGCTGGCGGGCGGTGTAAGCAACACAATTCCAGGGGATTCCACATATAGCCATGTAAGTGACCATATCGGCAAAACCATCGCAGAAGCTAAGAATTTGCTCCCGATAATCACAAGTGGAGCACCAGCCCCGACAGCCTCATTAAACCCTGCATGGGCAATAGAAAATTTCAATAATACAGCCCTCGCTTTTTACGCTGAAGTAGAACTAGACGGAAGCCAGAGAGCTTTTAATTGTGGGTTGACGTGGGATGCAAGCACGTTGCTTTATGAGCTTGAAGATACGGACAGCAATACTGTAAATATATCAGGAGCAGGTGTTGATAAGATTGCTTTTGATATTGATTCTGCTGAAGCATTAATGGCCTTAGCTGCTAATGGTTCAGATTTTACAGAAGGAACTTACTGCGGTGAGTTATTCGACTTACTTAATGACTTTATATTCTGCCCTGACTTGTTATTCCCTGGGCGTGTTCGATGTCTCAGGGTTTATATCGGCGGTACACGGGAAAGCAGAATGGCTGAACTTGCAGAATGCATGAAGACTTTTGTTGTAAATGAAAGTGGTTTCTTTATCCTTGATGATGATGGAAAATACGTTACGTATCCATAGGTGATTATATGGCAGTTCTCGATACAATTAAATTAAGTGATGCTTTAAAGGAAAATCATATTCCCAGGGCTTCTGGTTACCATAGCTGTATAGACAACCAGTACACTACCGGAGCAAGACAAACCCTAGCAATAGGTGTCAGGACACTCTATACCAACAATAAGTTAGTGTATGAGGGCAAGTCAAATGGTGCTCTTTGGGATAGCACCAACAGCAAGATAGACTGTGGTAGTTCAGGTCTTGTTGAAGATAGTTTGCTGTTTATTAAGTTGGGCGGTGGGATGAGCGCAGCTACAGCATTATCAAGGATGAAAGTTGAACTTGTGATTGCTAGACCTGCTGGTGACGGTGGGGAAGTACCCATAGACACTTTTGAGATAGAGTTCGCCAGAAATGGTGTGGATATATTATCTTATGTGCTGATGGAAGCTTATAATGGATCTTATGCTGTTGCATATGACCTTGAAATATATCTTACTGCTGAAGGTGGTGCGGTGGATATTTGGGATAAATCAATACTTATAGGTACCCCATAATGGCAGTTTTAAATACAATTCCACTAAGTGAAGTGATCCAAGTAGATGCAGTCAACTCAGCCAGTAGTAATTTTACAGGTTTTGATAGAGAAGATGCGTGGGCTGGTGGTAAGAGTAACGGTATTTTGCAATACTGCCAAACCGCATCGTCACAAGAAGTTCACCAATGTGACTACAACAAAGACGGTGACTATTCCAAACTGACAGCGCAGACGACTTTCGGGGATGGTGTTACTGCATTGGCTGACAGAACTCTTGCAATCATGCCTGCTGCCGGGGAGGATAGTTTTTATTATTTCCTCAATGGCGTGAAAGTCGTTGTAACAGGGATTAAAACATTTCAGCTTTCAACTGTTGAAGCCCTCACCGGGGTTTATATTGGCTTTAAGGCTGATGGTGATCTTGAAATTATCACCGATACCAGAACAGCCATTGTATTCCGTACCCTTGTTAGTTTTGTTTACGATAATGGTGGGGATAATATTTGGTTTGCTTGTGAACGCCATGGCAAATTATTGACTGCTCAGCAACATCTTTATGAACATCAAACCCGTGGACTTGCTTTTGCCAGGGCTGGGGGCGGTGCAGAAGTTTACGGTCTTGCCAATAATGCTACTACCTTTACGAAAATCAGTGCTTCAAAATTCGCTGATGAAGATATAAGAATGGTGATTGATGAGGCGACCACAATCCCACATCTCTTTATGGCCTCTGATGGTGATTGGGAAGTAACAACAGCAAGTAATGACCTGTTCTATACCGATGCAACCGACCCAATGTGGAACGATGTGAGCGGTGGAGGCGGACTTGATTATGTTACAGGCAATGATTGTATTATCCAAGCAATAGTGGCGAGTCACAATAAGGTTCATCCTCTTGTCAATCTTATCGGACAAGAGAAGTTTGCGAACCGAGGAGCCGCACGGGACGCTTTGTATGCTTATGTAACTTCTCTTGAAACAGGAGTGTTACCTGGACCTGAACTTAGAGTAATCTGCACTTATATCATTTCCTCAGCCGACAACGCACTTGAGGTTGGTGCAGATGATGAAATTTGGATTGACGGAAGAGAAGGTGGGGTTATCCCACGACATGACACATTAGTATAGGTATAGATAATGGCAAAACCAAGCGTAAGACATAGACCACCGTCCCCAGTAATGAAAGCCAATGTATTTGGTAAACTCACAGCCCTATTTGCCAAGCATGGCCTGAATCCTGCTAAGACGATTGGAAAGGGTGCCATGAATAGAAGTAGGGCTGATATTTTTGGGAAGATCAGGGGGATGAACAATGCTAATCAGGGATAACGTGTACAATTTCTGGATCAAGATGCCGATAGGTGATGAGTTGTCTAATCTCGACCCTGATGCTAGGTATGAGATTGATATGCTTGATACGCTTATCCCTAGTTGTGGATTTGTTGACCATGATCCCACAAAGTTAATCTATTGTACCATCACAACAGATCATGAAAAACCACTGTTTTTAATAGAGGCTTTGATTGTTTCTTTCTCCCTCCTTGGCTGGGAAGTGTATTATGGACAATCTGCATGGGATAAGGTTGATGTGCTTAACGATGATGGCGAAGTTGTAGGTAAGGTGCCAGAGGCGCTGATGATTCTTAATAAGGATATTTACACTTACATTGAGCCTAGATACAACACAGATGCTGAGGGTAATCAAACAACTCAGAAGCCTTATGATACATCCATGATTTCTGTATATTTTGGTCATGCGAAAGTTTTCGAGGTGGCTGCATGAGCGAACATATTGAAATAGATGGTGTTCACCTCCTTGGTTACAGTGGGATTAATGAAAGGCGTGAGGACTTTGAAGAGTTTTTAAAACATGCCAATGGTTGTGGGGCTGGGAATGCTAAGTTTGATTTTGTTCCTGATACTATTTATGGCTTACGTATTACTCCTGTTTGCAATCTGCATGATGATGAATTCACATTTTGCGAAAAAACAAGAGAAGCTTTTGACCAAGCAAATTACAACTTCTATGAAAACCTCAAAAGATGGATCAACGCTAAATCAAATTGTGTAATCCGTTTTCCTCGCCTGTTGAGAGCCGGAGCCTACTATAAGGCTGTTAGTAAGTGGGGTTGGGATGCTTTCAATGAGTCTAGGCCATGAAGTATATCATGTTGATATTATTGTTGTTATTATCCTCCTGCTCATTTACATATATTAGTGGTAACAATAACACCCTTAACATAAACGATAACGACAATCCCGACTTGTCAATTCCCTTGGTAAAATAATGAATCCAGATGATTT